AATGTCAACATAAAAAAAGAAGAAGATATAAAAAATTTAATTAATTTATTTAATATTCCTGAATATAATAACTTTAATGATATAAAATCTATTCTTGATGATTATCTTAAATATGATTTTGAAGATACTGAAATGACTGATACACCTAGAACTTATTTTAGAAATTTATCAGATGATATTTCTTCTGATGAGAGTAAAGATGAAAAAATTGATATTTATAAAAAAGTTAAACCTAAAAGAAGTAAAAAAGTATCAAAGAAGACAAGTAAAAAAGTATCAAAGAAGACAAGTAAAAAAGTATCAAAGAAGACAAGTAAAAAAGTATCAAAGAAGACAAGTAAAAAATTAACAGAAATTACAGGTAAAAGATTAATTGGAGGTAAAAAAAATAGTGTTAAAAAAAAGAAATCAGCTAAAAAAACTGTTAAAAGATCTGTTAAAAATAAAAAAAAATCAGATAATGAAACTAATTTCTTAAATGATGACTTCTCATTAGAAGATTCTGATACTAATAAAAGTGATAATGATGAATTCTTAAATGATGACTTCTCATTAGAAGATTCTGATAAAAAAGAAATTAATAATTCTAAAAGTATTGATGATGATGATTTTAATCTTGATGATGAAACTAGTGTTTTATTAACAGATAATAAAATTAATGTAAATATAAATGATGAGACAGATAATGATATTATTAATAGTATGTCTTCAGAATTTGATGAGTTGCAACCTACTAATACAGAAAATAATAAACATTCACTTGCAAAATTTTTTAATACTGATCCAAATACAATACCTAGAAATACAATGCCAAATCAAAATATGAATTATTTTGCACCAGATTCTGATAATTTTTCACAATATAGTGGTAATAGTATAATGTCTCAAACACAAATGATGCAACCTCAAACACAAATGATGGATCCTAATATGATACCTCAAACACAAATGATGCAACCTTATCCACCACAAATGATGGATCCTAATATGATTCCTCAAACACAAATGATGCAACCTCAAACACAAATGATGCAACCTCAAACACAAATGATGGATCCTAATATGATTCCTCAAACACAAATGATGCAATCTTATCCACCACAAATGATGCAACCTAATCCTGCACAAATGATGCATTATAGTCAAGATGATATTGTAAGTCCAACAATGTTAAAAAATCAAATGGGATATAATAATTTTAATATTCCTCCTCAATATGCTGTTGCAAATCAATATTTGAACCAAGCAAATCAATTTAATCTTCCAATGAATGGAGGAGATAAAAAAAAAAAACTAAAATAATTAAAAATGAAAGAGCTAAGAAAAGAATAATACCTGAATATAAAGGATTACAAAGTGGAGGAGATCGAATTATTCCAAAATATGAAGATATAAAGTATAATCCTTTTAATAATAATATTAAAATAGATAAAGTATTAAGTGTACAAAGTAATAATAAACCAAATGAAGTTTCTGTAAAAGGATCTTTTACTATTCCTAATCAAATTAATTTACCTAATTTTGTAAATAATGCTTATACTCAACCAATTATTCCTAATAACTTTCCTTATAACCAACCTATCATTCCTTACAATCAACCTTTTCTCGTTCCTAATAATAATAATGTAATTAATAATTATCAAATTGTTACTCCAAAAGTTTCAGATGATCATACATTTTTCGAAATGACTTTACCTCAAAGTCCTGAAGGAAAAATATATAAATCTAGTTTAAATTTGAAAGAACGTAAAATTGTTTATAATTACATAAGAAACAGTCTTGTAAAAGTATCAGATGGTGAGTTAATAACTTTAGATGATCAATATTCAGAAGAAGCTAAAAATTTAATGAGTTATATTAAGTTATTAAACTTAAATCCGTATAGTTCAAATTTAAATCCTTATAAAAATTTACCTGATAATTTTATGATTTATAATTCAGGTTTTCCACTTTTTAAGAATAATAAAACGAATACGATAGAATTGAATAAAGATAATATTGGATTAAATTTAAGAATTTATAATGTGAATAATATTGATGTAGGTCCAATTATTTCATATAATTACAAAGTCAACAGTAATAGTTTTTTATCAAATAAAGTTAATAATGACATATATTTTTATAATTACATCAAAAATGAAATAATATTAAAGAATATTTGTTCTCATTTTCCTATTATTTTTGCTTATTTTATATCTTCTGGAAAAAATAATAATTTAAAAAAATACTTTAAAAATAATTTAGATAAATTAATATCATTAAAGAGAGATAAATTATTTCAAGAAAATAACATAAAAAATAATAGTATTTTTAGTGAAATTCAAAAACAAGTTATAGAAAAAGTATTAATTGAAGCAAACGAATATTTTGATAAAGTAAATGAGCCAAAAATAGAATATACATTTTATAAAATTGATTTAAATAATAAAAATCTTACAACAAATGAATTTGTTTATAGATTAATTATTAAAGAAAACTATGATATAAAAAATAATTTATTAATATCATTAACTGAAGCTCCTAATTTACTTATAAAAGATTGGTTTTCTAATTTATATAGTTATAAAGACATTAAAAAAAATATTAGAGCAATGACAAATAATGGATATCATATTACTGAAGTATGGGAGTCAATTTTATTTCAATTATATTATACATTAATGATAATGATTATACATGGTATTAAAATTGATGAATTTAATTTAGATAATATTTTTATTAAAAATATATCAGATAATCAGAAAATTTATGGTTACTGGATTTATGATATTTTAGGATTAAAATTTTATATTAAAAATTATGGATATTTACTATTAATCGATTCAAATTTTAAAAATAATATTAGTTTCAATAATAATCCAGATATCAACTTTAATAAAGATAATTTTAATTTAATACATGATATATTTAATAAAATTAAAACTGAACATAATATTAATGAAGAAGCAAATATATTTATTGATGAAATATATTCTGTAATGAATATTACTAATTTTGAATCTAAAAACTTAAAAATACAACTTATTAAAATTTTAATTTATTTATTTGGAAATAAATTTTTCCATAATAAATTAGGAGAAGATGTTGAAGAATCATCTAATAAAAAATTTAAAAAGCCTCAATCTGGTGATATAATAGATTATGAGGGAAAATACTCAATTTATTTTAAAATAGATAATGATATTTTTGTCATAAATAAAAATAATGATGAACTAGTAGTTAATCCAATGGTTAGTGAAATTGAATATAATGTTTATATTAATCTAGACCAAAATATAAATAATGATGGTTCAAAATTTGATTTGAAACTATTATTAGATACTTATGTTTTAAAATAATATATTAGTATATATATATTAATGAATACTAATATAGAAAATAATAGTTTTTTATTACTAAGCGCACATAGAAATAAGTATTTTGAAGAATTTAGTAAAAAATTAGATAAAGATAATAAAGAATTTCAAGGATTCATATTAGAAGATTTATTTTTTTCAGAAAGTAATATAGAAATCATACAAAAACAATTAGTTTTATCTATTTATAAAAAAAGTAATAGAAAATATTTAATTCCATTTCAAAATTATAAATCTATACTTACAGTTATGAAATTTATATTTAATGATCAAGCTAAACATTTACCTTATAATATTACAGAACAAATTAGAGAACTTAATTTAAAAGTTGTACAAGAATTGTCACCTATGATTATTAAAAATATTGATTCAAAATTAAAATATTTAGATGATATAAATTCCCCTCCACCTGTTAATGAATTACCTCTTAATGTTAATGCAGCTGGTAATAAAACTTTACCAAGTGTTTCATTTACATTTAACTAAATTAATTTAAAATTATTTTAAATTAATTAAATTATTTATAGTCCAAAAACAGTGTTAAATTGATATTTGTTTGGATTAGAATCCTTGTAAATGAAGATTGTTCCTCTAGTTTGTAATCTTTCCTTTATTTGATCATCAATACCATGTAAACAACTTACTGGTTGTTGATAGTTATAGGATTTTTTGATTTCGTCACCTGCTTCTCCTTTATCGTACTTTCTTGCAGCTACACTTTCTTCAAAATGAATTGCAGATTTTCTAGGATTATATTCATAAGGAATATTATCTTTATCAAATAAAATAGAATAATTTCCAATAATTAATTTATTAGCATCCATAATATTTTTATCTGAAGTTACATCTAATACAACAGCAGATTTCAAAGTGAATTCTTGATTTTGTCCTACACCGAGAGATAATGGTACATTAATAGCACTTTCGTTAATTCTATCGAAACCATGTACAACTCTTGGTAATCTGTTGAACTCTAATGGGTTAACAATTTTTCCAATGTTCATTAAGTTAGATCTTCTTGGAACATAGTATACTAAAACACCATTAGAATAAATTACTTCATTTGATTTTTGTACTAATTGACCATCCTCCATAATAAAGTTTGGATGAGATGAAATATATGTTTGTAAATCTACTGTACTAAAAGTTTGAGAATTAAAAACATTAGATTGTGGTGGTAATCGAACTGTAATAAATGGTTGAGTATATACCTTTGGTACTACAGGAGCATATCCTACTGAACCAGTATTAACACCTAATACTTGAGAAGCAAGTAATGGTGTTTGAGATAATACTGTTGGTCTTAATGAAAATGCTGCAAAAATCTTTGTTAAATAAGATCCTTCATCACTATCGTAAATTAAATCTGGATTTTCTTCATAGTTTCTTCTACAAGTATCAATTGCTGCACCTAAATCATTTACAGTACAATCATAATATCGTCCATTTCTTAAAGTAGAAATTGACATCCACAATTTACATTGTAATTGAGATCGCTTTAATAAATCTTTTACTGCAGATTCAGATGAACAAACAACATCTGTTGGGTCTCTAATCATATTGTAAAATAATTCATAATCATTTGAAGTCATAATTGGCTTCTTGTTATACTTTTGTTTTACAATATATGCAATGTTAGCATAAATCATATTTTCTTCAAAAATTTCAATTTTTGGTAAAAACATTGCTGCAATAACTGGATGAACATGGCAATGAGGATTATTTCTAATTCTATCAAATTCTCCTGACATTGCTTGAATAGCCATATCTTGATATTCCATACTTTGCAAAATTACTTGAGAATGAGTTGCCTTACATTCACTATATAATCTTAAAATTTGTTGAATTGAATCATAATCTTTCTCCTCAAATTTTATGCCATCATCTGCATCAATCAATCCTTGACCTAATACTCTTGACATATTTGTAAATGGTGTAGTTACATTAAATTCAGTTGGTCTGGTATCACCATCTAAAGTTTGCTCATAAACTCTTCGGAATTCAGAAAATTCAGCATCTGATAAGTTATATTTTTTCTTAAATTTATGTGCCTTCTTTAACAACATGTGTAATGGAATAGTATTAGAATACTTCTCTCTTACCATTTTTGCAAATTTTCTTCCCTTTTTTCTGATTTCTCTTGTTCTTTCAATAAAACCATCTTGAATAGCGTCTAATAAATCTTGATCAGTATATTTTTCTCTCAATTTATACATTGCACTAGTAGAAATGTTATGTGGATTTTGTTTAATTAATTTTTTTACTTCATTATCAACAACATTAGGATTTGATTTAGTATTGTCAATATCAGAGTTACGATTGAATTTACTCATATATATATATATAAAAATATATTTTTTTTAATATTCTATACCTTTTTATTTAATTAAATTATTTTTTTATACCTTTTAATTTAGAAAATTCATTTCCTAAACTATTATAATATTTAATTAAATTATCTATCTCTTTTTTTAATATATCATTCATTGATTTACCATTTCTTACAGTGTATTTAATTTTAACATCCTTTATTAATAAATGCTCTAACTCATAACCTGCTAAAATTATATCTTTGTTTTCTTGTAATCTATATGTTAATAAATTTCCTATCGTATGATCCTCATTATTTAATACAATTACACCATTCCCATCATCAATAATTTTGTCTATACCTATTTTATCCCTGATTAAACCTAATTTATAATTAATTATTTCACATGCCCTTTTAAAAATTTCATTTACATTTAACTGACCTCTAGGCTCTATTGTTAATAAATAATTATTTAAACTATCCTCTCTATAATACACATGTGCTACACTATATCTTGAATGATTTAAACCTACTCCTTTATCAACTTTTAATGATAAATTTATCTCTTCATCCTTTTTTAACTTACAAATTAAAATTTTATTTTTATATATACTTTTAACGTTCTTCTCATTTATATAATATTTCATATCATCCGTAGTTACATTTAATATACCCTCTTCTTTATTTTTTACATCTAAATACATATTAATGTTATTATCCTCATATTCACTAATATAATTTTCTACTCCTCTAATATACCTCCTTAAATTATTATATTCATCTAAATCAAATTTTATGTCTAAACCAACTAAAGGAAAATTTTCTAACCTATTTCTTATATAATCATTATTATATACAGAAGTGTTTTTATTTATAATTATTAGATCTGGATTAATACCATATGATGGTATTTCTTCCATAATAACTCTTCTTAAAGTATTTACATATACATGATTAATTTCCTTCCCTTTTAACCTTAATTTTAAATGATTCGAATTAAATGAATTATCATTTAAATAACTCTCAACCTTTAATTCCATATTATATATATATATAATCTTATTTATTCTTAAGTTTATTTATTCAATTTTCTTACCCCTCCAACTATAAAGTCACTATTCGCTGTTTCAAAATTTACTTCTGCCATCATCTCATCGTCCGACATATAAGTATTTAATTCTACTTCCTCTATTATATCTTTATCTGAATCTATATCCGGCTTTTCTTTTACAATTGTTTTTTTCTCCAAATATTTTCCACCATCTAATTTCTTCTCTATATATTCTATTAAAATATTAAAAATCTCATCCTCCAATACAGTAGTATTCTTAAATTTTGATAAATTTAATGTCTTAGTTATGGATGACCTAATTTCATCATTTTTTTTATTTTTTTTAAATGAATATTTTATACTACTATATTCATCATATATTTTTGAAACATCTTTATCTACATCCCTCTCTTTTAACAAAATATTATTCAAATTAATACTCATATGATAATTAAATTTTAAATTTTTAATATAATATGTAGGAAATGCTGGACCTATTACAAATATAACATTACTATCCACATTAAAAAACTTACTTATTGTCTCATTATCTATATTCTCCATATCTTTCAAATAAGGAAATAAATTTATAAATAACGCTCCAAAATCATCTGCTAAATTTTGAATTACATTTTTTAATAAATTTTCATCTGGACTTGAAAATACTACTACAAATTTGCCTTTCTGAATTACATACGCTTGTAATATATTCATATATATTTCAAAAGATTTATTTTATCCTTATTTAATTCCACCATATTTAATCTTTCTATCAATAAACACTTACTATTTAAACATTTCTCTCTATTATACATTAAACTTAATTTACTTAAATCTAAATTCTCTATATCATCTATATATATTATTATACCTTCCATTTTATCATCATAATATTTATCAGAACTCCTTTCACTTACAACTAATATACCCCTACAAACTAAAGGTACTATTCTTGTTACCTCTAATATACTACTACCCTCATAATAATGAATATTTAAACTAACTTTTGCCCTACTTACAATTTCATCATATCTTTCTCCAAAAACATTATTCCTATAAAATATATTTTTTCCTAACTTACTTAACACACTATCCCTCCTTACACTCTTACTACCTAAAAATATCACATTTAAATCTTTTTTACTTATTATACTATTATATTCATGAAATGGTGTCCAACCATATGGTATGTGCACCGCTTCTAAACCTTTTTCTTTAAATACCTTTATGTTTTCTAATGAATAATCTAAAATAATTTTTGCTTTACTACACCTTTCAAAAAACACATCATTCCACTCTCTACATGTGACTAACTGCTCAAAATTATACACAATATAGTTTTTAGGTAACTTTCTTACATTATTTATCGTAAATATCATATACATCATATCATCATCTTTAATTTCTTCTACTAATTCACATTTAATATCATAATACATCAATAAATACATTACTGAATCTATTACATCATACAAATATTTATTATTATACAACAAATGAATCATTTAATTATATTTACAATTATATTATTAAATGCATTTATCTTTGCTACTACAAATATCAAATTATCAAACCTTCCTCAAAATTAAAAATATAATTAACTTTAATAATTTTAATCTTATTCTTATCCATATCAATTCAGAACTTATTAATAATACACAAACTGATAATATCAAAGATGAATTTAAACATGCTAAATTTACTTACGGGAAAAATATCGGTATGGATATTTATCCATTCTTCTGTCAAATTAAATATATCATCCATAATAATATTGAAACCGATTATATTCTAAAAATACACACTAAATCAGATGATCAATGGAGGAACGATCTTATTTTACCTCTACTAAATCACAATTTAATTACAGAATTAATTTTAAATAAAAATATTGGTATGATCGCATCTAAAAAATATACTAAATTACTTGATCATTATAATACACCAATTATATTACATTTTCTCAAAAAATGGAATATAGAAAATAAATATATAGATGAAATAGACTGGGATAAAAAATATGATAACTTATATGATCTTAATTTTTTAGATACAAAATTTTATGTTACATACCCTTACAATAAAATAATGTACGATGATGAATTATTAAATAATATAGATAAATTGAATAGTTATGCTATTTTTCATTGGCTAAATATTGGCTATAAAGTATTTAGATTAATCCATAATTCAAACTTGATTACAAAAAAAATTAATAACCATTACACATTCTGCGCAGGCACTATTTTCTGGATTGATGCTAAAATACTTGTTGATTTCTTTAAAACAAATATAGATTTTCAATTTTGGGAAAATAAATTCGAAAAAGGATATTTTAAAAACGATTTACCTACTTACACTCACTCTTGGGAAAGATTATTCGCTATCATAGTTTTTTACAATAATAAAATATTACATAAATTATGAATAACTTTGATTGGGTTTATTATGTTAACAAATACCCAGATTTAAAAAAAATGAGAATCGATAATAGAGATAAAGCACTATATCATTACAAAAAATATGGCATTAAAGAAAATAGATTCCCTAACAAAAATGCTGAAATTAACAAAACAAACTCTAAAAATAATAATATCAAAATTCAAGAACTTGAAAAAAAAATAGAATCACTTAACAATGAAATACAAAATATAAAAAAAATTATTAATGTTAATCAATATAATACTACAGACTCTGATAATGATTATAATGATATAAAATTCTACAATTAATTTCATAATATATATATTATGTTCCTTAACAATAATATTATCTCTAACAATAAAATTAATAATTATGACCTTATATATAACGAATTAACATCCATCAGCTACATAATATCCTTCCTTAAAGAATCTTATAAAAATAAACTTTACCCAACCTCTTCCAATATCATAAAATTCTTACAACATAATAACATCATTAACTACCAATTTATTCACTTATTTATCAAAAATAACACTATAAACAATAAAATTATCCATAACACAAAACATATCTGCTTGATATCACAAATTTACGAATCTATTGACGACGAATTTATTCAATATAATAAAAATATATTCGATCACATCTACATAATCAATTACTCTAACAATAATTACAAAAATACTAATAATATTACCTATATACAATCAACCAATAATACTTACAAATTTGATTTACTTCTTCTAGCTAACGATCTTAAATATTACTTTAACTATATTGTATTCTTAGAACATTATCAAAAATTAGGCTTACAAAAAAATGATAAAATTATCGTTTCAAATACTACCCTTCACAAATACTTACATAACATAAACTCTAAGTATAATATCAAAATACTAAATAACTTGTTTAATCTAAAAAATCAATTATATACTTTACGAAATGACTTTTTTATCTACAAATCAAATATTACAATAGCTATTTACGATAACCAAAATAATTCATCCATTATTGAAAAAACTTATATAACACCTTTAACTACCTTTAACAACCCCATACATAACAAAATTCAATTAAAAAATATTTTTAAAAAATATAATAATAAAAATATTGATAAAATTAATAACTTTGAAGACTTTATTTATAACTATTTCCATGTTTTAGATCTCAAAATTAAATTTAATGAATTTAATGAATTTATGCAAACTAAATACCTCTTTAACCAATTTACACCTAAAAAATTAACATTCTCTAACAAAATAAACTCATTCTTAAAATATAATAACTTTGATTACCAACTCTATAACCAATCATTCTTTATCATATTTCACTCTACCATAATTAATGATTTTATACTACTATTATACTTTATTAAACTATCCAAAAAATTATTAAAAAAATTATTCATCCTATGGAAACACGATATAGAAATTAATACAATTTTTAATGATGAATTTTACTTTTGCGATTCTAATCATTTTAAAAATGTCACTTTATGCAAAGATATTGATTATAACTTCTCTTTGGATAATATTACCTATATTAACACTAAATTTCTAAATTTATTAAAACTAGATGACATTAAATTCTTGAAAAATATAAATTTAATGAATATAAATGATACTTATAAAGAATTCCTAAATAATAATAACATAATAGATGTGTTTAATTACAACGAAGATATAATAAATAAATTCATTAAATTAGATAAGTTTTCTATAATTAATTTGAAAAAATACGAAAATAATAAAGATTTTAATATTATTAGAATATTATCTTTTATAAACTCTAATAAAATTATTAGTGATAAAAATGATAAAATACTTAAATACTTCGATTCTATCAACTTTAACTTTTTAATACAATCTAATAATACTCTTAATAATAACTCTCTCCAACAAAATATTAACTTAAATAATGACTTCTTACTTATCACATTCAATTTTAATAAACAATTCTTAAATAAAAATATTAATAATAAATACATCAATAAAATATTTATTTGCAACTGCAATCTTAATTTTAATAATTATACTATTAATAATATTAATTATAATTGCAATCTATCTATCGTTTATAACACTATTATTAAAAATTCAGATAATAAAAATATTATTATATCTGATACACTCTTAGATAATCTTTTCTTTTATAAACTTAATTTAAATAATTCTTATTATTATGACCAACATACATTAGTTTTTACCAAAAATCAATTTAAAAAAATTAATGGCTTTAATGAAAATTTAAATGAAACTTTTATTTTAGACTTTATTAAAAGACTTGATTCCTTAAACATTAATAATACTTTTGATTTCGAGAATTATTATTCATTAACATCATTTTGGGGTTTAGAAAATCAACAATTAGGAAAATTATTACAAATTTCTAAAAATAATTTTACTATTAAAATATAAATATTATTATATGAATGATATTTATATTTTAATTTTTGAATATAATATTGATAATAAACATTTATATTCTAATTATATTAACTTATTAAAAAGAAAAAAATATAATTTTATATT